CTCCTTACTAAATAGGAAACCGTGTTTACGGAGAATAAACAATGATATTACGTCAGCCCATGGGCAGTCTCGTAAGGCCATCGCCTACTCAATCCCACACGGAAAGCTAACGCTCACTTACATGCCTGGTCCAGTCTCTTTTTCTGATTGGATTCAATTATTTATTTTTATAATTTCTTTTTCTATTCCCAGTGCCGTTTCCCCACGGCGCATGCTCGTTCCTCTCGCGAGGGTCGCCACTCCTCCAAAGGCTCAGAAATTTTTTCATACGCCACCTCGTATTTGGTCTATCTGCATTGACCACATCTTGCCGCTTTTTTGAAACCGTACCTCGCATGAGGCTTCCGGGGGTTAAACAGTAACCCACTTAACGCTCCCAGCACTCAAGGTGCTGAAAACGCCGAGGATGCCCGGCACAAGCTCACTCCAGAGCTATCCGACACAATCGTGTAACCGGCGCGTACTAGTTCATCGTACAATTCTCGTGGAATACGACGCTCCATCTCGGGGAGTTCCCAGTCCTTGTCAGGGTCTGGTTCCTCCTCCGAGTCCTCTTCCTTCTTCTTTTCGCTTGGTTCGGCATCCAAGTCCTGAATCTTTAATGACATCTTCTTTTGTTCTTCTTCAATCTGCTCCTGAAGCTTCAGGATTCGCTTCAGTTTCTCTTGCTCTCTTTTCTGCTCTTTCCGCAACTGCTCCAACTCTTCGAGAGCGACAGTAGGGTCAGACTTCTGCTTTTGTTTCTTTTCTTGCTTTCGCTTCTTAGACAAGAGTCCTTCGAGGAGGTGGACAATTGAATGTGACTCTTCGACCACCTTTTCTTCCGCCTCCTTCTTTCGCCTCTCAGCGAGACCCTTCATTTTCTCAGAGCAATACTTACAGGACTGCGGGATACCTAACTTATAACAATTGTTGTCCTCATCCCAGCTTCGCCCTGCCAAATGAGTACTCTCATGCGAACATTCATCCACCTCCTGAAAGCGACATTTTCGCATCGCTTCATCATCCTGAAGTGGCCCTGGATTATAGGGATTCTTCCCTTTCTTATTGATGCCACACGCACAAATGTTCACAGCCCAATTCACAGTTGCAACATTGGGAACTGAACCCAAGTCATCAGTACAGGACAAATAAACAGGCGTGCCCGGAGTCATCCCATGAAAGCACACCATCGCGGTTCCGCAAACCGCATCTCCACTGTTCCCCATTACCATGTTGGACTGATTGTCAATCGTAATGGAATCACCTGCGAGCGTGCTAATGTTCCACGTAAAACTGTGCGAAGAGGTGGTAAAGGTGTTGATCGTTCCTCCACTCTTGTACAGCAAAAAACTCAACTGTAAACACATATGATCCAATGGCCAATGGTGTACGTGAAATGTGTCATCTACTTGTTGATATTCAAAGTACACTTGACTCGCAACGGGGCTATACATATCTAGGCTTTTCTGGTACGAAGTTTGCAGTGTATCGTATCCCCAGTATAGATCGACATTTTGCGCCCCTCCAAACAAGTACTGAAACGTTGGAGTCGATTTCGTCACCATCGAAATGGTTCCTTTCTGAGACACCATCGCACAAACAGATGCTTCACTCTTCGCGTCGGTGCTTGCGTTTGTCGAGACATTGTTCGCTGCTATGAGGTCTGTCTGCAATGAAGCATCAATCAACTCCACCACATAGTCGACTTCTATCGACCCAAACGTAGTACTCGCTCCTAAAGCAGCCATATTCAGAAAATGCAATTTCCCTTGAGCATACAGCCGCTTATCAGTCGTTACTCCTCCTCCTGCCGGCGCCATGTAATACTCCTTGTCCGTCTTCGGAGTCGGGAGCGCGACAGTCATCTCATCTGCAGACTGCCACTCTCTATGGCCCTGCTGTGCCAATACGACTTGTATCGCTGCTGTTGTTCCTGCCAGTGATGACAAATCTGAATTCGCGTCCGAAGACACATAAGCACAAAATTGTCCATTGGTCGTTTCTCCGACAGCAGGAGTATAGCGAAATACACACTTCTCAAACTTGAACTTTTGAAAAAGCGGAGCAAACTGCTTCAACCGCGTATTCGCCCATGCACTACTCAGCGGATTCAAATCGGCCGTTGTAATGACGTTCCCTATCGTCGTTACAGCTGATGTTGTTGAATATATATACAGCAAATCACTCCCTGTCAATCTCACGCAACCAGGGCGACTCGACTCCACTCTCCAATTTCCAACCAACTTCTTGATTCGGGAAATGAGATGCGCTTTGGCTCCTTTGTTTCGCCCTGCCATTCGCTTGGCCTGTCCTTTCATGAATTTTTTATGGCCTTTCGGATTCCTTCTTGGTGGGTGCGCTCCAAAAGCATTCGACCCACTCTTACGAGCAAGCTCACGAAGAACTTTCTCGTTCTTCTTCCATGTCTTGCTGGCTTTCTTCTTCTTTCCACCTGAATTCTCGTATTCTATATTCTGGTGGCGCCTGCGCTTTCGCTCGCGCTTGGTCTTTTCTTTAACAGGAATTGCGATTCTAGCTGGGAGCTCCTCGATTTCCTCCAATTCTTCCTCAACCAAATCTGCCCAGGATTTTCCATCCACACTGGCATCTATCTTTGGTGCAGGAAGCGGAGCAGGAGTTCTCACTTCCTCAACTAGTGGAGCCGTCTTCACTAACTCCATAATCTCTTTTTGTAAGACTTTCTGTTCTCGCCCAGTGATTCCTGTACGGCGCAATTCCCTGCGCACAATTGCCTCTGGGAGTCGAGCTCCCCTCGATTTCTCTATGAGGTCTTCAAGTGAGAGTTTATGATCACTCCCGACCATATCCATCCACATGTCTGCTGCCTTCATATAAAGCTGTCCATACAGACCTACTGGCTCTGGGATCTTCGCAAGATCATTCGCCATGGCTCCATCACAGTCTTTCCTATCAATTCCAGCCTCATAACAGAAGTCATGCAATTCTGCCACTCGATCAAACGCATCGACTGGTTCCTTCTCATGCTTCGTGTTCGCTGGATGCCCGGGTCCGACATAGTTACCATAGCTCGGAACAAACCCCGCTCCGAACCCATTACTTTCATCCACTCCGTCAGAATTTTGCATAAATATACTGGAGTGGTACGGGATAGCCAAAATAGAGCTCCGCCACCGCACTCAGCGATGGTATGCCGCGAGCGGCTTTAGAGACCATTATGGATGGATCTTCCCAATATTTGTTTTGAACCCGCTTCAACCACTGCAGAGCAATCTTTGCATATGCTCGTGCATCTGGGTCGCGCGAGAAGAGATGTGGAAATGCCTTCTCCACACCTGCAAAATATCGCGCAAGTTGCCTAACCTTTTCGGGTACGTCACTATTCTTCGACGTCTTGTACCATTCGTCGATAGACATAACTGCGTTTAAAGGCAAGGCCGGTAAGAACATCACGCCAACTTTATCCTCTAATGTTGGCAAGGTAGAACCATAACCCATAAATTCCGCATCTATGAGCATTTTCTCCTCAAGGATGATCTCCCACCCTGATTGACTGAACGTTGTCCGCACCAAATCTTCCCACGACATGCCTGCGTTTCCTAACCAGGATCTCATGTTCGCTGAGAGTGTTGTAATAGAGTCATCACCTCCTGCACGGAGGATCATATTAGAAAAACAGTCTCCTGCGTTCCAAAACTCCTTCGGCGCGACCGCCAGATAGGCCAGAATATACATAAACGCCAAAATGATTGTATTGAACGTTATTGTATTCACATCTCCGCTCGGCTGACCTTTTGTAAGGACTATAATAATCCCAATAATTGCAACCAACGTTGGGCTGCGCACTACCCGATCATAGTGCCGGCATATCTTCTTTGCGAGTATGGGATCGTCACATAAGACTGCAAGAAGCCACACTAACACCATATGCCAATGGTTTAGCCAATTCTTGTCCCACTTCGAAACATCCCCAGGATAGGTTATCATTCGCTCGAAATTATCTGATAGCTCACCCAAGAGCTTGTGCCAGCCTCCTCGTGAGAGGATGAAGCCGATCACCCCAAAGAATCCTCCACGCTTACACGCTCTCGTGAAAGCTGCTGTGAAGTTTCCTGTTAGGCGTCGGCCAGTCATGCTCACTGGCACAGACTGCGCTTGGAAAATTCTTCCTTTATCTTGCGATATCTTTATATTATCCAAGCGAGCATCTTTTAGCGAAGTTTTCGATATCCACGCGTAGGGACGATCTTTAAAATTAGAAATCCTGTCGTAATCATCTCGCATCATTGTCACGTACAGGCCAGGGGCGTTTTGAAACGCTACTTTTTTGGACTCGCCCAACTTACTCAACACTGCTCCAACTGCAGTGTTCATGTTAATCGGGTTTAGACTGCCGTCTTCCAGTCCGAACCATGCTTCCTCTTCAGAAAGTTCCTGAAACCCTCCACATCCAACATTCAAGAGCTCTTCTATCATGATGGAAAATGCACTCCAGAACCTGTCCTCACTGATTTCAAGTCTGGCAGTTGTTTTGAGAGTCGCAAGGTTCTTCCGTAACACCCTGATGTTAAACGGGGTCATACTCTGACCACCTCGCAGTCCCCAGTTTGCTTCAAAAGGAAGCTGTCCTCCCTCCTCAATGATTTGGGGGTCTCTTCCTTCATAAAGAAATCTGAGGTACTCAGTATCTTCTCTGATTGCTGACACTGGATACCCAGTTTGCGTCGCCGCAACGGACAATCCGTCTATTTCCGGCACTTCCTCACATATGGGCTTTGAAAACTTAGCTCCCAGGAACCCATAATATTGTGTAGGAATCTCCAAAGGAGTGCCGAATCTCAGTTTTTTACATAATGACGGAACTTGGCCTCCGCAAGGCTCCCCTTGCTGCCAATTTCTTGCATCTCATCCAGTCCAGCTCTCGTAATTGCAACCGCTTCACACAACTTGCCCGAGATACCACCTTTGTGGTGCAAGGCGAACATTTTCGCCGGATTCTCATCCGTGTTGAGCGTGCTGAAACACATACCATTTTCATGGTCAGTCTCGTAAAGTACAACTGCGCGTCCATCTCTCTCTGTTATAGTACATTCTACTGTATCCATGCTGGACGCTCCTTTCTTGTGCGGCAATCTCACATAGAACTTCGCACGCGTGACTCCCACTGTCGGGATCACCAATCGCTCGACTCCATACGCTGTCCATGAGCAAAGTGACGTGGGTATTGGACGCACTGCTGTGTCCACCATGCATTTAAGCACCGTCCACTCACTTCGCACATACGGCAACGTTACACTTGACGTATATCCACTCGCATTCGAGCGATCAGACCCTACTGCTAGAGTCATCACTTTGCAGCCGTCAGCATCCATAATATCCAAGACGTGTGCTGGAATCGCAATCACGTCAAAGATCCGCACCGCATTACAATACGGTGTTGGTTTGTCAACATTTTGGACAAAACCAATAAATCTCTGGTGCTGCTCCACGGTCTGTAAAGCTTCATTCACCCAAGAAACACCTTCCGCTTCTTTCACAAGATCCTTCTTCTCTTCTTGAGCAAATTCTTGCCAAACGTGGGACATCTCTTCAATCTCTTCTTCATTGAGATCATCTCTTTCCACCACTTTAGCAATCTCTTGGCGAATTACATCTTGAATCACCTCCTTCATTTCCTTCGAAAACACTTCTTTTTTCTCAGAAAGAGGTTCTTCACTTATCGCTTCTGACATCATCGCACTGGCCGCTATCACTGGTGCTTCAGCTTTTTGCTCGCGTCGTCTCGCAAAAGCCTTTGCTCTTGCGAATTTACGGGCAGCAGCCTCAGTACCAATAGCCTCAAATTGATGTGCATTCGGTGCATCTTGCTTCGCTCTCAACGTCACGGGAATAAACTTAAACCCGCCAGGCGTTCGATGACCTAACTGTCCCTTATATTCACCTTTAGACAGCCCAACCTTACGCAGCGCGTTCAACATTTGCATATCAGACGCACCTGAAAGGCTAAACACTTTAGATGAACCATCCAAGCGCAGTTCTCCACCACGCACGGATTCATCAGGGATCACCGTGCCATCATCATATTCCAATGTGAAGTCTTTCAATCCTTCAAGTTTCATCCCTGGAATGGTTGACACCTTTCGCTTTTTCCTCGAATACACAAAGGCTATCGTCGAAACACAGGCCACCACACCCAAAATCACCATAAGAATCGTTATCTTATAGGTCATAGTCCATGACCACCAGGATGACAATCGGCCACAGCAGTTAGCTCGAACTGCTGCCCCAAATTCTCTCATTTGGGTTGCTTTGTTCTTAGCCCATCGCTTCATATCTGACCAGCTCTCAAATTGCATAATATTGGCTGCATCCACAAATGTTTTTGCGCCTTCAATCATTCTCTCAGGTGTGTACTCATTACAAGGTTCAGGAACTTCCACCTCAATCTCATGAGTATCGTTCCATTTTTGCAACATAGTTCTCTGCCAGTTCAGATAAAAAAGCCCTCGCTTTCTTGCCTGCGATTCTCCCCATTGCGGAATAGCTTTCAAAAAATATTTTTGTGCTATATTCATCGCCACATGGAACTCCTGAGCAGACATCTGCTTCAAGATCTTCTTCCTAGCGACGTAGTTCTTTCCTGACGCAATGTTTCGCGGAAAAACTCCGAGTTGTGCCATCAACTTAGTAACATAATGTTGCTGTTTCGCTTGCATGGCATCTTTCTCCTTCCCTTTCTCATGAGCATCCACTTGTAGCTCAGATCGTCTCTTTTGCGCCTTCGATATGTACTCGCGCTCTTCAGTTCCAATGCCTGCCTTCGAATTCGATCCAGCCAAAGAAGCTTCAGCTTGCGCTTCATCTTCTTTTTGAACCTTCTCCATATCCTGGAGAGCACCATCCAACGTATCCATCACTCCTTTCAGAGCATATGGCAAATACGGGCCGATATTCTTGGGCAACTGTTCCACTGATGCATTCGCTGCTGTTGGGTCTTGCACTTGAAGCTCGGAGTAAATTCCTTTCTTCTCGTTGTACTCCATTCTAGGAACTTTCAAATTTCCTTTCCGAGCTGCTTCAATATCCTTGTCCAATTGTCCATTATAAACTCTCTCGATCTGTGAATGATGAACCAGGATATATTCTGTTGGCTTTTCTCTCTGATACGCTGCTTTCATCCAGCGTTGTTTCTCCTTATCAAAAAAGAGGAGCCAGTCCTTCGTTTCATCATGCGGAATACCATGATCTCCTGCAACCATTATCACACCTAACTTGCCTCCCTTAGCATAGTAATACACGGCATAAATCTCCTCTGCCGCTGGTGCGAAAAAACCCCACAAAAAGGCCTTTGCAGACCCCATGAAGGATGGAAGACTCTCAGCTGATTTCACCAAATTGTTGGCTGCGCTGGCATATCTTCCTGCTTGCAAGAAACCCATGAATGGCATTACAGCAAACCCAACCAGACTCAATATCCCAGTTATCATGGTTCCCCACTCAAACATGGACAAAGAGCCACCAGATTCGCCATACTTCTTCCACTTGGCATCCTTCACCTTAGAAAGATCAACTTTCCAGTTCGCTTCAAACTTCATGCCCTTCTTGGCTTCTCTCTTCCCTGTCTTTCTTCTCAGAAGCCAAACAAAAAGCCCAAACAACGCTGCCAAAAAGGTAACTATGAAAGTCCCCGCTGCAGACACGTACATTCCGAGCTTAAGAGTTCGCATCGAAAGTTGAATTGCTGTCACGATAAAACAGAAGGCCACAAACCATGGATTGATTGCATACCACGTGAAGATCAATGCTATCCATAACGGCGTCCATTCGAGCATACTCTGCTCTTTCACAGCACGTAAGAACAACCTCGTGTTCACCATCGTGAACGTTTGCTTCACAGGCGTCTTCACTGCATTCCAAGTTCGAGAACAAACTCGTTTCACACGAACTTTCCAGGGCATCCGAACATCTCCAAATTCCTCCATCACTGCTCGTAGCTGCTTTTGTTCAGTCTTCCGCCTCTTTTCCAGACGCTTCCTCTGTTTTGCCTCATAATGAAAGTCAAGATTCTGCACAAACGAAAGAGTCCAAACTTCGATTTCTCTATCACTCAACAAAAAAGGCGTTTCACATTCGGTTTTTCTTTTCGCCTTTTCATCAGATTTTTTTCTCTTCCGCATTTTCATGGCTTCAACTGCCAAATCAGCGCCATGGAAACAATCATGACCTCGGGCGAGAATCTTTACTCTCTCGAACCTATTCGATTCAATCTTCCCAATCGTCATGTACTGATTTCCAGTCCTTCGCTCTCGGATAATGAGTTCAGCTAACTCTGTATAGGACATCGCTGACATCTTTTCATCCGGACAACTCTCATCTATGTTTGTGCGCGCTTCGTCAACAAGAAGTTCATCTTCGATATCTTCCTCACTCTGCTCTTGACGATAACAAGCCGCGTCGATCTCTTGGTGCGTATGCACGAATTGTTGCCGGTACCGACATGCCACTTTGAGAAAATCATTCTCGCTCACTAAGATTAGTGGCAAATTTCGGGTTTCTGGGTCCCACCGAACCACTGAGTGATACGACTGTATCAATGCTTCCCTCTGCTTCTCTGGGATCGCATACCACTCAATGTCGGTAAATCCTCTCACAGGACTCATACAGATTAAATAATCTTCGTGAGCCTCCTGCGTTCGCGGATTTTTAAATCCGCAATGGACGTCCGGGTTGTTTATCTTTATAGCTCGTTGAAAATCTTCAACCACTTGCACCCGTTCTTCAAACGTCATCTTCTCCCACTCTGCTGACAAACTCGTCTTTGCAATGGGTCCAGCCTCACTCGTCTCCTCAACTTCTTCTCCTCCACCAGAATTATTTTGATTCTTCGACATTGTACTAGGCTAGTTTTTTGTCCAGTCATCTTCGTCTACGGCACGTGACCATATTGGGTTGACGCTACTTTTGAGCATAGGCGGTTATCCCTTCCCGTCGTGGACTTCTTCAGTCGCGACTATATGGGTGGTTCTCCGCTTTCCCCGGTTCCCCGGTCTAACCCCTTGCTTTCGCACACTATACACGCTACGACTCGCATTACCTATGTCCATCTATATCTGTTCAGTACAGGTCCGACTCCCTGAGCCCCCTGTCCTATTCAGCACGGAATTCACCGTTTTTTACGACTTCGGTTCAGCTTTGCGAGCTTTGACGCTTTACGTGTGTTTCCACAAACCGTATAACGCTTATTCTACCTCCCTTTCCACAACAAGCCAAGCCTTGGCATATGGAATAGCACCACACCACCACCTCACCTCAGGTCCCGACGGACCAACACAATTGTCGTTTTGGCAAGATTTTAGGAGCCCCCCCCTTTGTACAAGAGTCTCAGGGTTTAAGGCACATAATTCCTTACGTCATGAACTGAAAGTTCAAATAAGATTTGTTGAGCTAGTCTCACGGCCAGTATTCCACCAATCAAGGGGACTTCACTGCCGATCCTCTACTACTCCTCTCGGCTACTTCTTCAGTGCCTTGAGCTTTAAAAAGAAAAATCCTCCCCAGGTATGTCTCTCCGTGACGTACGCTGAACGGCCAGAATTGGCGCAGGAACCTTAGACTCTAAGGAACACATCGCTTTACTGCTTCCCTCTCGGGTCGCACACAATGCACGCTGCATTCATCCGGTCCG